AACGATGCGCTGACCGTCGTACACCTTCGGAATCATGTCCACACAAATCTCACCGGTGAACTTGATCGACTCCACATAGTTGTCCATGAACTCGTAGGAGCTGACATCGCCTTCGGTGTTGCGCTGGCGGATTGCCCCGGGGAGCTCGCCTTGCTGTGGCTCACCCAGGCTCGGACCGAACTTGCCCGTAGCGGCCTTGATGTCGTCCTGCGCTTGCTGTGAGAGCGCCACGAGCGCCGTAGGAACATCCGGCATCGGCTCGCGTGTGGGCTTGCCTCCGTTCGGCAAATCCTTCACCGCGTTGTAATAGAGGAACGGCGGGTTCTTACCGTTCGCCTCCCGCCACATGGGCTCGTAGCCCTTGATCTGCGCTGGAGTCACGAAGAAGGGCGAACGCGGGACCATCGCCACCGCTTCGATCTCAGCCGTGCGGGACGCGTTGTAAGCCTTCTGCGGGTCCTTGGCCTTTCTCACGAGCCCGCGGTACTTGCGCTTGCCTTCGATGTTCGACACGCGTCCGTAGACGGGCACAAGTGGAATGTACTTCCACTCGTAATCGATCGGGCCTTCGAGGATTCCAGCCCCGCACAGCTTCCACCAGCGAATGATCGTGCCGTCCGCCTCACGCTTCTTCACGACACGGACCGGCGCAATACCTGATCCCTCAGGGGGATTTCGCAACTCCTCCTCGATCACCTTGATGGTGTCGTAATCAATCACCCGTCCATCATCAAGTAGCGCCAGAACCTTCTTTTTCTTGACGCGCTTATAGTATTCACAGATCCGGATCTCCTCCGAGGTGATCCAGTCTGTATCCCGGTCCGCCATGTCGATGTCGGACTCGGGCATATCCGGATGGTGAGCAGTGAACTGAGCGCGTCCGATGCGCTCAGACACTATGCCCCACCAGGCGTCTCGCTTCAAAAAGTCCTTCGCGCTCGGGTCCCAGACCACCGTGAAGGGATTTTCGATCCGCGCGATGCAAATCTCTTGGTCGAAGCTGTCCTCAACATACTTCGGATAGACCCTCCATGCGCCGAATCCGCCCTTGAGCGCGAAATCAAAGCCCGTGTTGTATGCGGTGCGCGCGGAGCTGTTGCGCTCAATGCTGCGGATTAAACCGGCGTAGATGTTCGCGATCTTCCGGTCTGACCTGCTGTCAGCCGGCAATACCCGAATCTGTGGGGTGTTCTGGCGCTGGTCGCCCTTCACCTGATCGATTGCAATGGATGTGCGGTCGAATGAGTAGCACGGACGGCCCGCGCGGTTCTTGCGGTCGCCTTCCGACCACTGCGCGCCCTCTTCATCGATGAACCGGATGTCCTCGATGGCCAGGTCGCGATTGTGGCTATCGGCTGAGATGCCTTTGGAAAAGCAATCCTTCGCTTCAGCAATCAGCTTCTGCTCGATCTCTTTGTTCGTGGGGCGTGCCATGGCTATGAGGGGAGATCGCTCAGGAATTCGAAGTTATGCGAGGACTCTACGGGCTTCGTGATCGCGATATCGAGCCCGCTCATGACTCCATAACGGGTTCCGTCCATAAGGTGATCGTTGCTCTTCACGATGCGTCCCTTGTCGTCACGTCGGTACAAGCGATACTCCGCAAGCCAGTTCTGGCATGTCTTGAACACTTTGAGCCGGCCACCAGAAAGGCGCTGCCACACGGCATAGATCCCCGCTTCCACCGCATTGTTGGCCTCGATCAGATTCAGCCCCAGGTCCTGGTACTGCTGCATCAGCTGCTCGCCGTCACGCTGTGAGCGCCCCCGCGCTGCGGGATCGATGACTCCGGGTATCCACTCACCGCGAGCTCTGACCGCCTCTGCGTGTACGCTAGGCTCTGCCTGACCGCGGTAGTGCTCGGAGTACAAATAAGCCGTGCCACTGTCTCTATCGAGAGCGAGCCAGCCCACGGCCGTGCGATTCCAGCCCACGTCCATCGCGTAGCATCGTGGCCAGTGCTCTGGGATCACGAACGGATCGCACGTGATGTCGCTCTCGGGTACAGGGAAGATCGCCCCGCTTCCCAGCTGTGGGATGCCCTTCGATCTGGCATCTCGCTGGTGAGGCGGCAGCGCATCCCACAGCGCTTTCTTGATCGCTGGCGACAAATGAGGCGCATCATCCCAGGTCGCCATGACGAGGAATCTGTCCCCGTCCTTGCGCTCGCCGATCTGCCCGTCCGGCAGAAAGTGCATGACCGTCTCGCTCAGTCCTTCGAGCGGCGTGAACGTGCTCATCAGCATGCCGTCTGTCGTCATCAGGCGCAGCAGGCATTCGGTGTAGATGTCTAGCGGGGGCTCTTCATCGAGCCAGATCACTTCCTGTTCCGTACCCTGAAACGCTACGCGCCCTTGGTCGTAGCTCTTCAGGTTCAGAACGCTGGTGCCGCCGCTCACATGGCGCACCGTGACCGTCTCTATCGCATCCGGCACGCCTGCCTTAGGCGAGCAGTGGATGATACAGTCACCCGGAATGAGCGCCGTACCTTGCGCCCCTGGGTCACTCGGGGGGCCCAGTAGTTTGGTCTGGGCTATATCGCGAGTGGTCTTTCCCGTATCACCAGCAGCCCATGCTCGGACAGGCTTATCGAACCGCCTGCCCACCCACCAGTGCGGATACCGCCCCGTGAGATGCAGTGTGAGCTCGTATCCGCCAACGCCTTCGGACTTCCCGACTCTGTTCGCGGCGAGCATGCACCGCTCGCGAATGTGGCCGGCGGCGAAGAACTCCACGTGCTTCGTGTAGAGCTCACGGCGTAACGGCCCTTCATCGGGGTAGTACGACTCGATTTTGTTGCGTTCAGTGAGTCGTAGAATCTCCCGGTACAGGTCCCGGATTCGGCCCAGTTCCTCGTCCGTCGCCACGCTCAGCAAGGCGGGCGTGAAGCTGGGCAAGCTCGGCGAAGAGACTGTCGCGGGTTGGGCGCTCATCGTTGATGTTCATGTCGACGGTCTGGGCGGGCTTGCCGTCGATCCGGTCGTACAGTTCCTTGATCGCGAACTCGTCGCCCCCGATGGCCTTCGCAATCAAGTTGCGCGCGACCATGCTGGCCGCCTCTCCGCGGGGTATCCCTTCCGCCTCGTATTGCATCAGCTCGCGGCGAAGCGCATCCGTCATGATGCGGTTCCTCTTCTCGCCGTTCTTGTTGCCTTTTGGTGCACCGCCAGCCATTCAAAATCCTGTTGTATGCAACTTCAAACGATTGAATCATCTGCGAATCAATGCGGGGGTCACGTGATCCCCTGCAGGTCGCTGATCTCGTAATCCAGCGTCCGGCGTATTGTCCCGTCGCTGTCGGTCGCCTCTGCAATGACCTGTCTGCGCTCTACGCCCATGCTGTTGCGGATCGCGTTCGTGGCGCCGCTGATCGTGACCGCCATGGATGTTGCGGGGGTCACGGTGGTCCAGTCTGTGACTGTGCTGCCCTGGTCCAGATCCTCGATGCGATAGCGGGCCGTTGTCGGAGTTACAACGGCAAGGTCCGCGCTCAGGGCGCGCAGGGTGAAGCGCAGGGATTCGCCCTCGTGGATTCTCAGGGGCGGGGCCTGCCCGGGTCCGAGCAACTGAAAGTCGAGCCTGGCGAGCATCAGAACAACAGGATGATGTTGCTGGCTGCTGTGCCCGTGCTCAGGACCTTGTCCACGCATAACGGGTGAAATCCGGCCGGCACCCCGGTGAATGTCAGCGTGCTCTGGTCGCCAGCCATTCGGACGGCCAGGTCACCGGTCGTGCCAACATAGACCGCGCGTGAGGGCGGATCGTATACGGTCGAATCCGATGGGGTCACCGTTCTGGCCCCGGCGGCGGATGAAATCTCGCGACTGACTTTCTCGCTTCCCATAAGGCCCTCTTTAGATCCCCAATCCGAGCCGTAGCGTCATACGGCTGTATACGTTTGTGCCCGCCGGTGCCCCACGGGATGTGATCAGACTGACCGCGGAATCCTCTTCCACTTCCGTCGTGGCGGGCGGGTCCTGAGAGATCACCCGGCCGGCGCTTATCGTGAGGCTGTATGCCTCGCCGGCCAGAAATGCCGTCAGGCTCGCGGCGATGAGCTCGATTTCAGCATCCGCGTACAACGGATGATCGCTGCTCACATCCGGGACAATGGCGGATACCGTCAGGTCTTGCCGGGTGATCGTTCCTGTCGTACCCCAGCCTGTGCCGTCGTGGACTTCAGCGTCGAAATCAGTTGTGGCTTCGGCAATCGTGTCCAGTCCGCCGTCTGCCCTCAGGCCAGCGGTGGCTTCCGCGGCCACCTGATCACCGACGGCCAGATCGGTCGCCGTCGTCTCTATGCGATCCGTAGGGGCCGCCAGCTGGGTGATGGTGACGAAGCTCCAGCCGGACTGCGGCAGGATGTCCACGTCCGAGGTGATCTCAACGCCCAAGGTGGTGGTAGCGATCAGGCGGGCTACAGATCCTGAGGTGTACCGCAGGGTGCCGCGGACAAAGGTACACGTGATCTCTGTGGCGCTCTGGGCGCTGATAGTCTGGCCGACGCGGTGGCCCTGATCGTCAATCAGCTCCACGGTGGCGATCTGGTCGAGATTCGTCCCGGGGATCGTGAAGGTTCCGCCGTTGGTGATGGCCGACACGTCCGTGATCGTCGGGGTGGACGTAGTCGAGATAAATCCAAGGTGTACCGCGCAAAATCGGCCACTGGTCACCGATTGGGTGATCGTGGAATTGCTCGATGTGTGCTGCGGGCTGTCGGTCTTGCTGAATAGACCGAAGTGCGGCCTGCCACCGCTCGTCAGCGCATCGATGATCTCGGTATAGGCCGTTCCGTTCGTTGGATTCGGGTCGTAAGTACCCGAGGTCGCGTTCGAGCACGTGATGATGATCGCGTAATCCGCCGGCTGACCGTAGGGTGAGCCGATGTTGATGCTCGTGCCCGTGCCTGTCTGTAACCCCGGGGTCGTCAACGACCCTACGGCGGTGACGGTGTTGTAGGCCCAGCTCGTGGTCGCGGGGTAGCTTCCCGATGGGGTCGTGATGCTCGACCCGGACATTGCCGCAATCGCGGTCTCGTCCCACGTCCAGATATCGATGCCGGAGAAGTTGGTCGAGCCCTGTGTGAGGGATGCACTCTTCGTACCCTCAACGCCGCCCACCGCAAGGGTCGCGGTGTGACTGACGCCGACTTCCGAATTCCACGCCACTGGGAGCGTGAAGCGCCGGTTACTCCCGGCTGCAATCGTGACGGAGCCTGTCGGTGCCGCCACCTGTTGAGCGCTCCACGTATCCGCTGCAACGGTGTTGGTCTGGCCGATTGCCAGAATGGCCTGTTTGTTCGTTCCGGTGTCGATGTTCGTGTAGGTGTACGCGACCGACCCGTTCGCGGCGAAATCCGAAACCGTCGCCTCGATGTCCGCGCTACCGGCAATAGTCAGGACATTTAGCGCTTTGGTGTTCGAGAAATAGGTCTTGCA